TGAGCCGGTGCGATGCGCGACGTGGACTCGCTCTGCCCCAGGCGTATCATCAAGCTCAAACAGATGGCCTGACTCCGTTTGCGTCGCGTTGTTGTATGGGTACAGAGGGTTGTAGGCTGGGTAGGGCTCAGACCAGACACCACCATTGGCAGTCGGGATGTTCTTGTCCAGATTGGCCTTGCGTGCTGCAATGACGGTGTTAGCAGTGTCATAGCGTGCGACTGCTGGTGTTGTGGGTTGATTGAGCTCAACCACATTGGGATGACGAAGGCTCTCAAGCACGGCACTGTTGGCAGTGTTGGCCTCAGCGATGATAATGCCTGATCCATCAGTGTTGTACACTCGGCCAACTGGAATCTTGGGTGCCTGGGCGATAGTCGCCTGATCACGAAGATCATGGAAGCCAGAGCCAGTTGATGGTGGGTTGCTCTCGATGCCAGGGATGACACCGATGACCAGAGGCACTTGCTTGGCACCATCCAGCCAGAAGCCGAAGACCAGATCACTCTCCTTGGGTGTCGAGAATGCCTTGCCTGAGGTGTCAGCGATGACAGTGGCCCATGGCAGGTTGATGGATGGAATCTCAGTCAGGTTGGGGTTGTGGACACCATACACGCGGACCTGGACTCGGCCAAGCTCCAGAGGGTCTTGACGGCTCTCAACGACACCGATGAAGGTGCCTTGGAAGTCCTCACCAGCGAACCACTTGTTGATGTTGCTCACTGTTGCACCAGCTGTTGCAGTGTCGGTGAGCCAGTGGATGGTGTTGGCAATGGTGAGGAGACGCTGTCAGACAGCAGCTCGATGACGGTGGAGGCGATGTCATTCACGAACTTGTGATGGACACTGGACACGATGAAGCGCCCAGTGCGGTATGGGTCATTGGACAGAGTGGAGTCCTGTATCTCTTGCTTCGGCATTGCCACACCCACGATCATGCCAACCTTGAGCTGAATGTCACCTGGAATGACACCGATGAGCTTGAAGGTGTTGAGTTGGCCGAGTCTTGAGATGGTCTGAGGCAACCAGCGTTCGAGTCTTGCTGGGTTGAATGTCGGATCCGCATCAGTCGTGATGGCGAACTTGATCATGTTCCCATCGGTGTTGTAGACGCTCTGGCCCAGCCGGTTGGTCATCTGGTTGGCTGGGAGGTAGTTGTTCAGGATCGCATTGTTGGCGAGTGATGTCACGTTGAAGTTCATGATCTTGAAGGCTCGGCTCACGATGTCATAGGTCGCGAGCGTGGATGAGAAGGCTCCAGCACGTGTGACCTTGAGGAGGTCGAAGTCCTGAACGACGTTCAGGACCAGGAAGGTGTTGATGTTCTTGGTGTTGTCAGTGCCCAGAGTGACGTTGTAAGTGTAGATCTGGTACATCGGGTTCTGCAAGAGGGTCTCATAGGCCACGAAGTTGAAGCCATCGCGGTTCTCGAAGAACAGCCAGAGGTTCTTGTTCGGCCCATAGCTCCTCGGTGCCAACCATGAGATGGCTTCCAGTGCACTCATGCGTGGGATGATGATGTCACAGACGCCTGATGTCGGATCGATCTGGTTGATCTTGCTCGTCTGAACCTGCAGCTTGTTGGTCAAGAGGTCAGTCACGATGTCTGAGATGGCCATGCCCTTGTATGACTTGGACACGAGGTTCTGGGTTGAGATGAACAGCTCCTCACTGCAGAAGTGGACTCGGTAGTTCTGAAGTCCATTGGATCCCAGTGTTCGGTCACCGATCTTGTAGATGCGGAAGGTCTTGACGATCGGGCTGTTGAGTGATGGCTTGTCGATGGACAGCTGCAGCCACTCATTGCCATGCATTCCATAGCTCGAGATGAGGTCCAGAGCATCACCCATCAGCATGTCACCTGTCATGACTGGACTGAACATGTCTTCGTAGAGGTTCAGCTCAACCACGAGACCCTTGATGTCAACGACGTTACCATCGCTCGTGGTCAGGATGAGGTAGTTGAACAGGTAGTCTGAGCTGTTCAGTTGGCCGGTCTGGTCAGATGCTGTTGCCATGATCTACTCGGTGGGTTAGGAGCTCAAGAGAGACTGGAACTCAGACTCGATCTGCGAACAGTAGCTCGGGTCGATCAGGACGATCTCACGCTTCGACTCATTGATGTTGAACTCATTCTGGTAGGCTGACACAGCATTCAGTGCGGTGGTTGTCGTGACAGTGGCACCATCTGGTGTCAAGACCGTGTTGACTGACACCTGAATGGTTGGGTTCTCCAGTGTAGGGAGTGTCTGGGCCACGAGTGTGTTGGTCGCGAAGTTGTACGTGTATGGGTTGTCTGTGACTGTACTGGTGTAGACCATGGTGTTGGATGCGCCATTCAGCGTCGTGACCACCGTCTCAGTCTGCGTGATCATGGCCAGAGTGTTCTCAGCATTGGCCTGAGAGCCATACTTCATGATGATGTTGTTGGCGAACACATCGTTGGTCAGTGGCAGGTCGAAGTAGGGGTCGATGATCATGTTGGCGAACACGATGATCCAGTGTCGGAGTGGATCACCATACAGCTTGAATGCCATGTTCTCGAGGGTGTCGCCATCCTGCATCGTGTACTTGTAGTACACCAGTGACTGTGTCAGGACAGCACTCAGGAGGTTGATACGCGTGAAGATGTTCTTCAGCGTGTAGAACTCCTGTCGCTGGCTGTCGAAGGTGTAGTATGTCAGTGGGAAGTTGTCGAAGTAGAGCATTAGATGGCCTTCCTAACCCTATCAATATCCATAAGTTTCTATCAATTCTCTTGTTATAATATCAACCTCAGTGAAGGACAGGTTGAGATCGATCTTGAGAGGCGCACCATCGTTGAATGTCCCCCACTGACCAGCACCGGAGTAGTTGACATCGATGGCTTCAAGTGCACAGGTTGAGACCTTGGCGATGGCTGGGTTCTCAGTGTCCATGAAGAAGAACTGGATGTCGAAGACACCTGGTGGGATGAAGTAGCGACCACCAGCATCACCACTGACCTCTGGGGCTGAGAATGCCTTGAATGCCTTGATGATGTTGTAGATGGCCACTGACTCCTCAGCGGAGCGTGGAATGAAGTGGAACTCGAACTGGTAGCGACGGTTGGCAGTGGCCTGAAACAGCATCTCAGTGTGTGGGTTGATTGCTCTACCCTGTGAGCGAAGTGTCAGGTCAGTGAAGCCATCACCCACGACACCAGTCTTGGTTGCCAAGTCACTCGCCAGTTCAGCTGACTGGGCATTGTTGAACTGAACAGCCTGACCACCGACGATGTTATCGATGCCAGTCTTGATCGCGTTGTCGCCGGTTCCGAATGGATGCTCACCGGCGATCTGGGCATACTTGGCAGCATCACCTGCAACATCCTGAGCATTGGTTGTCTTCCAGCTGTTCTGGTACGTTGTGTGAATGGTGTCTGGCATGTAGATGGCAATGGACTGAGCGATGCGTGTGAGCTTCGGCTTCAGGTCCAACTGGCGCGTGACAGCGGTTCCGAGTGTCTCCTTGACGTCTGTCTTCACACCAGCCACAGGATTTTTTCCCAGTGCTGTGACGACGCCAGCGATCGCGGCTCCAGTCTTGAGATTCAGCTCAGCTGGTTGGAATGTGCCACCCTGTGCCTGCAGTGTGTCGTAGTTCTGGGCAGAGGCACTCTGAGCATTGGCAACAGTCTGGCCACCATTCTTGACGTACTTGGATGCAGTTGGCAGGTTGATGTAGAACACCACGTAGGAGGGCACTTCTGTTGTGCCAATGCCTGACAGTGGGTAGCGCAACTGGTTGACTGCATATGGGTCCTTCGCCAGTGATGCCAATGGGCCTATGCCTGATGCTGTGGCTGACTGCGTTGGCGTGAGAACGGATGTCGTGTAGTTGACCATTGGCGACGATTGGCTCAGTGGATAAGTAGAGTGGTCTATTTAGCGTGGTCTCAGATGGCATACAGCGGCCTGTTCACACCAACCAACCCCAAGAAGTACCGAGGCGATCCCACGAAGATCATCTATCGTTCACTCTGGGAGCGTAATGTCATGACCAAGCTGGACACTTGGGAGCAGATCCTTGAGTGGAGTTCAGAGTGCCTAATCATACCCTATCGGTCGCCAGTTGACAACTGCATTCACAGGTACTTCCCTGACTTTCAAGTGCGAATGCAGACACCGACTGGCATCAAGACTGCCGTGCTGGAGGTCAAGCCGAAGGCTCAGTGTCGTGAGCCGAAGAAGCCCAAGCGAGTCACCAAGCGATTCATCAGTGAGGTGATGGAGTGGGGCAAGAATCAAGCCAAGTGGGGAGCCGCGACAGCATTCTGTGCTGACAGGGGCTGGGACTTCATGGTCTTGACTGAGGATGACATCTTCGGCAAGGCTAAATAACACCATGCCAACCAATCCACAAGACAAGTCCGTCGCCTGGTTCCGGAAGATGATTCTGGACTTTCAGGCCAATTCAGACTTCCTCAAGCAGCAGGGCATCGCGAAGATCGTGGCTCATCCAGCCCTCGGCCGACTGAATCACTTCTGGTACGATGCCAAGCTCAAGAAGGAGCTTCCATACTGGGACAAGTTCCCATTGGTTGTGCCACTGAACTACTATGTGGATGGCTTCCTGGGCATCAACATGCACTACCTGCCACCACAGGCTCGTATGGCCTTTTTCGAGGACCTGATGACATACCAGTCCAAGAAGGGCTTCTTCGACAAGGTCAAGACCAAGCTGTTCGGCAAGGGTTACGATGCAACGCAGAAGCTCAACGTCAACTACCTGCTGTTGCGTGACACTTCCAGCCTGAATGGTCCGATGAAGGACTGCATCAAGCGATACCTGTATAACCAGC